CCTGTCGGGGTTGTCGCACGAGGACGACGCGAACGCGAACGCCCTCAGCGAGATGTGGCGAGCGAAGCAACTCGACCTCGAAGCTGAAGAGGTCCACAGGTCGGTCGCCGTCTGCGGTGAAGGCTTCCTCATCGTCGACCTCGACGACGCCGAGCAAGAGACGTTCGTCGCGCAGCCGCCCGAGCTGTGTGAGCTGTTCTACGACGCAGCCGACCCGCGCCGCAAGGAGTTTGCCGCTAAGTGGTGGGTCGATGAACGGGACGAACGTCGCTACCTCAACCTGTACTACCCCGACCGGGTCGAGTATTGGGTGTCGACGAACAAGGCCGAGAACGTCTCGTCGGCCAACTCCTTCGTGGCCGCTGAGGAGGGGCAGGTCGCCAACCCGTTCGCGCCGGTCATCCCTGTCTTCCACTGGATGAGCGACAGGCGCGGCGCGCGCGGCGAGTTGCAGAACGTCGTCGACCTGCAGGACGCGTTCAACAAGCTGTTGGCCGACATGATGATGGCGTCCGAGTACGGCGCGTTCAAGCAGCGGTTCGTCATCAGCAACGCCGACACCGCCGCCCTGAAGAACGCACCCGACGAGCTGTGGGAGATACCGGCTGGCGAGCCCGGTGAACAACCCACTCAGGTCGGTCAGTTCGAGGCGACCGAACTCGCCAACTTCACCGGGGCTATGGACGTCATCGCGAACAAGCTCGCCGTGGTCACGCGAACGCCCAAGCATTACCTGTTGCAGACGGGCGGTGAACCTAGCGGCGAAGCCCTCATCGCGATGGAAGCGCCGCTCATCAAGAAGGTCCGCTCGTACCAACGGCGATTCGACCCGCCTTGGCGCGAGGTCGCCGAGTTCATGCTTGCGCGCCACGGCGTCGACGTGCCGCGCGCGACGGTCGACGTGACGTGGGGCGACCCTCGCACTGTGCAACCGCTTGCCGAGGGCCAAGCGCGGAAACTCGCCATCGAAGCGGGCATACCGCTGACACTGTGGCTCCAGAAGCACGAGGGCTGGAGCGACGACGACCTCGTCGAACTGGAACAGGCGCAACAGGTCGAGGCCGACAAGACGACGATGACCGCTGGCGAGGCGATGTATCGCGCGCTGCGGGAGTCGAACGCGAACCCGCAGGGCGTCACGACGGGAGGCAACGGCGATGCCACTCCAGCGATGTCAGAAGGCGGGTAAGCCGGGGTGGCGTTGGGGCGAGCGAGGAACGTGCTACACCTACGCTCCCGGTGTCGCCTCCTCTGAGAAAGTCGCCAAGCGGAAGGCGATGGTTCAGGCTGTCGCCATCTCTCACAGCCAACGGCGTGCAGGCGAAACGCCCGACCTCCCGGTCTGACCCGTGGCTCCGCAAACGTCGCGCGTCGTGGCCGTGGCGCGGGAGGTCAAGGCTGAGATTCTGAGACGCGACCGTCAGGTCGTCGACGAACTGGCCGACCGATACGTGCGCGCAGCGCGTCAACTGGAGCCGCGCATCGAAGCGCTGGCGGAACGCCTCGCGCGCGAGGCTGCCCAAGGCATCGAGCATACCAAGGGGTCCCTCTATCAGATGGACAGATGGGCCGACATGCAGGCCCAACTGAAGAAGGTGCTCACCGAGTATCACCGCTGGTACATGCCGTGGGTTGAGGCGAAACGACAAAGCATGGGCGAACTCGGCCTCGTCGACGCCGACAAGGTCGCGCAAGCGAGCGGGGTCGCCGTGCAGTTCAGTCGCCTGTCCCGAGGTGCGGTCGAGGACATGATTGCCCGCACGTCGCGCGGCCCTCTTGCCGAGTTGCTGGTCAAGGCGTACGGCGACACGGCGCAAGCCATTGGTGACCGCCTCGTGGCGGGCACGGCGTTCGGGTGGAACCCGCGTAAGGTCGCACGTGAGGCGAGCGCGGCCCTCGGTATCGACCTCGACAGGACGACGACGATTGCTCGCACTGAGCAACTGCGTTCCTACAGGATGCCGAAGCTGGAGCGCTGGAGGGGCATGGGCATCGAACAGTACCGACGGGTCGCGACGCATGACGACCGCGTCTGCATCGGGTGTCTCGTCGAGGACGGGCGCATCTACCCGACAGCGGACTTCGACGCGCACCCGAACTGTCGCTGTGACATGGTGCCATTCATCCCCAAGGTCAGCGAGCCGTCGTGGCAATCGAGCGAAGAATGGTTCAAGGGACGCAGTGCCGAGCAACAACTGAAGATGATGGGACCGTCACGTCGTGAGATGTGGGCCAAGGGCGAAGTCAGGTGGGACGACCTGTCGCGCCGCACTTGGAGCGACGAGTGGGGTGGCGCAATCGGCCCGAGGCCCGTCCACGAGTTGCACGACATCGCCGCAGGCACGCTTCAGCCGGTCGCGCCGTCAGTGGCTGCGACCGCAAGCACCGCAGCTTGAGCGAACGGTCACTGGACGGATACCACTAGCATGGGCATAATGGCGGAGTCAGCCGAGAGGGCGCGCACAGGAGGCCGAGATGGCGAAGGGAACCGACGACGACGCCGCGAAAGGCGGGAAGACGCCTGACGCTCAGGGCGACGACGACGGGGCCGAATCGCAGGACGGCCCTGCGACCTTGCAGGAATGGCTCGACGAACACGACGAGGGCGGCGACGTCAAAGCCCTCATCGAAGCGGACACGGCCAACCTCAAGTCGGCGCTTCACAAGGAGAGGTCGACGAACAAGGACCTCTCCAAGAAGCTGCGTGAGGCAGCGAAGGGTGCCGACGACGAAACGAAGAAGAAGCTCGAAGGGCTGGCAGACGAGCGAGATGCGGCCATCCTTCGAGCCGACTTCTACGCGCAGGCGGTGGCGGTGGGCTGCACGAACGTAGACGCTGCCTACCACATCGCGCGCGGCGAGGGCCTGCTGGAGTCAGGTCGGGTCGACATCGAACAGGTCAAGGCGAAGGTGCCTGAGTTGTTCGGCCCCACTGCCCGTAAGGGCGTGACGAAAGCGGGACAAGGAGCCGGTGGGAAACCCGCGACTGTTCCCTCGATGAACCAGCTCATCCGAGAAGCGGCAGGTCGCACGTCGTGACCTGACCCCAAGGAGGGGAACATGACGCTAGTAACTCGAACTGGCGCGACCGCCCTCATTCCCGAGGACTATGTCCACGAGATTCAGAAGGGCGTCGCCGAGGGCGGGTCGACCGCACTCGCGAAGATGCGTCGGCTCCAGAACATGAGCCGCGCCCAGCTGAGGATGCCCGTCCTCTCGGCGCTGCCGACCGCCTACTTCGTGACCGGGTCGAGCGGGTCGAGCGCACCCGCCAAGAAACAGACCACGAACATCGAGTGGGAGAACAAGTACGTCTACGCCGAGGAGATTGCGGTCATCGTCCCCATTCCGCAGGACCTTCTCGACGACGTCGACTACGACATCTGGGGCGAGGTCAAGCCCGCCGTGGTCGAGGCGTTCGGCGTCACCATCGACGCTGCCATCTACCACGGCACGAACGCTCCGGCGTCGTGGCCCGACGACATCGTCACGGCGGCTACCGCTGCCGGGAACGTCGTCGCTGACGGGACGGGAGACGACCTGTATGACGACATCCTGAGCGAAGGTGGCGTCTTCGCGGCGGTCGAAGACGACGGGTACGTCGTCGACGGCATCGTCGCTCACCCGACGATGCAGGCCAAGCTCCGCGGGCTGCGCGACGAGAACGGTCAGCCCATCTTCAAGCGGGACAAGATGCAGGAGAAGACGGCCTACGCCCTCGACGGCGTCGGGATGGAGTTCGTCCGCAACGGTGCCTTCGACGACACCGCCGCCCTGATGGTGGCGGGTCAGTGGGACAAGATGGTCTGGTCGATGAGGACCGACATGACCTACACCATCTTGACCGAGGCGGTCATTCAGGACCCGAGCACGGGGGAAATCACCTACAACTTGGCGCAGCAGGACATGGTCGCCCTGCGGTGCTTCATGCGCCTTGGCTGGCAGGTCCCGAACCCCATCAATCGGATGGAGGCGACGGCTGCCAATCGGTATCCGCTCGGCGTCCTGACCCCGGCTGCGGGTTCCTGACGACGACGCAGCCGACCTGACCGATGAGGAGGCGAAGGCGTCAACGTCGCTTGCCGCGTGAGTCGGGTTTCCGTGGGCTGAAGCATCAACCCACAGGGGACTCGGCTCACGCGGGCCTCCCTGTCGACTTCGTCGCGACACGACGTCACTTCCTCGACCACCTCGCGCCCGTCTGGGCGAAAGTGCAGAATCGCGGCACTTTCTACCTGACACCAGCGCT